ATGTCGAAAGAAAAATTTTATGACATAGATACCTTGAAGAAAGATTATGGTTTAAAAACAGATCAAGAGTGGTATATTGCATTTGATGATTTAGGAGACGATGAGATTAGAAAAATACATAGATTAATAAAGAATGGAGAAGATTTGTCAAAAGAACCTAGAATAAAAATATCAACTATTCATGGTGTTAAAGGTAATGAAAGAGATAATGTAGTTTTGATAACCGACTTAAGTAATGCTGCTTATAATAAATATTTAGATAATCCTGATGATGAACATAGATTATTTTACGTTGGTGTTACAAGAGCTAAAAAAGAATTGAACATAATTTATGCAAAGACAGAAAGAGGATATAATATATGACACATAAAAATATATTTAAAGGCACAACTTACAATTCATTAGAAGAGCAGGTAGGTGGGAAACACTATCGTTCTATGAAAATTCAGCCAGCAGAGTTTATCAACGAAAATAAACTTTTATTTGCGGAGGGCAATGCTATAAAATATATTTGTAGACACTCTGTAAAGGGGAAAGAAGAAGATATTAAAAAAGCAATACACTACTTAGAAATGATACTAGAAAGAGATTATTCGTGAATAGAAAACTAAAAGTTTTAGATTTATTTTCAGGTATAGGAGGATTTGCTTTAGGCTTAGATTCAACAGGTTTTTTTGAGACAGTGAAATTTGTTGAGAAAGATAAATACTGTCAGAAGGTTCTACGGAAGAACTTTCCTAACATACCAATCGAGGAGGATATAAAAAATGTCAAAGGAAAAGAATACTCAGCAGATGTCGTTGTGGGAGGGTTCCCATGTCAACCCTTCAGCGTCGCAGGAAAACAAAAAGGCACAAACGATGACCGCTATCTCTGGCCAGAAATGCTTAGACTCATTAGGGAGATCAAACCCGAATTCGTTATTGGGGAGAATGTGCAAGGCATTATTAACCTCCAAAACGGCATGGTACTCAGACAGGTGCAAGACGAGTTGGAAAGTGAAGGTTTCGAAGTCCAATGTTTCCTTATTCCAGCTTCAGGCATCGGTGCTTGGCACCAAAGATACAGAGTCTGGATTGTGGGCCACTCCCAACACAATGGATTACTTGCCGCCGAGAAGCGCTGCAGGGACGAAAAAGATTATGGAGGGTCACAGAAAGGGCAGAACGAAACCATCGAATTTGAGAGAACAAGTAGATCCAGAGACAATGAAGATGTATCCAACACCAACAACACAAGAGGTGGAGCATCCGAACATGGTATTGAACGAGAAGGGCAGAAGGCTGACGAAGGATGGAAAGGACAGTCACAGTCTGAATCTAGCAGACACGATGAGGATGTATCCAACACCGACACAAGACTCGGCATCGGAGAGAACGAAGAAATACAAGCAAGGAGGGAAACCATTGACAGTAGCAGTTCAAGAGGAAGTGAAGATGTATCCAACACCAACAGTAGTATGCGAGGAGGGGGGAGAACAATCACACATGGTGGAGAGAACAAAGTCTGGAGGTTTCGTGTCGAGGAGGAAAGGAACGGGAGTAACTTACGGAGCGAAACTATCGGACGCGATGCTGTATCTAGAGAAGATGTATCCAACACCAACGGCGAGGGATTACAAGGATGCGGGGTATCAACCAACTTGGAAACCGAGCAGAGAACAATCGGTGCCAAGGACAGTGTTGAAGAACAACAAACCTGGTGGCAAATTGAATCCGACCTTTGTGGAGTTCCTAATGGGATTTCCTATGAATTGGACAAAGACAGAGCCAACAGAATCAAAACCCTCGGTAACGCAATCGTCCCACAGATCGCAAGAGAGTTCGGACTTGCAATCAAAAAAGTTTTATCGGACTCCGACAGCGATGGACAAGGGGGACAACAGTTTTAAATATGCAGCTAAAATATTAAAAGGTAAATTAAACAGATCAGAGTCTAAACAACCTGTACAGAAAACACTATCTATGGATGTGGCTATGGAACACTTAAAAGACAATCAACATCTCATAAATAAGTATGATGAAAAGTTTAAAACAAGACCTCACCTACCACCTAAAGATATATTTTTAAAATATTTAAAAGAAAATTTAGATAAGAAAAGGTTGCTAGAGGATAATATTATTAAAAGAACCACAATAGATCATTGGTTACGATCCGACCATTGTTTTGCTTATCCTACTGTAAAATATTGGAACAAGATTAAGCCATATTTAAAAGAGATAAAATTTGACAAAGAAATGACAACAGAAATAGAAAGTGATTGGGAGTGAAGATATTATTTAAACCACAAACAGAGTGGCTGCCACCTGAAGAGTTCAAAGATCTATCTAGTTACGATGAGATAGCAATTGACTTAGAAACCAAAGACCCAAATCTAAAAACTATGGGATCTGGCTCTGTAACCGGTCAAGCAAAGATTGTTGGAATTGCTCTAGCAGTAGAAGGTTGGTCAGCATATTATCCGATAGCTCATGAAGGTGGGGGTAATATGGATAGGAAAAAAGTGATGGATTACTTTAGAACTATTCTAAACTACTCTTCAAAGAAGATATTTCATAATGCAATGTACGATGTGTGTTTTATTAGGGCTGAGGGGCTCAAAATCAATGGCACCATCATAGATACCATGATTAGTGGCTCTCTCGTGGACGAGAATCGCTTTCGTTACGATTTAGGTAGTATGGGTCGTGATTATGTCGGAAAGGGCAAAAATGAGGCTGTTTTGCTCGAAACTGCAAAGGAATGGGGCATAGATCCTAAGTCTGAGATGTATAAGTTACCAGCTATGTATGTTGGCGAGTATGCAGAGCAAGACGCTAAATTAACATTAGAATTATGGCAAGAAATGAAAAAAGAAATACTACATCAAGATATAGAGGATATATTTAATTTAGAGACTGAACTATTTCCTTGCCTTGTTGATATGCGTTTTTTAGGCGTTCGTGTAGATACTCAAGCAGCATTTGAATTGAAAAACAAATTATTAACAGAAGAAAAAGAATGCCTACAAATAGTAAAAAAAGAAACAGGAGTAGATACTCAAATATGGGCTGCACGTTCCATTGCGCAAGTCTTTGAAAAACTGCACCTACCTTTTGACCGAACTGAAAAAACAAATTCTCCATCATTTACAAAAAACTTTTTACAAAACCATCCACATCCAATAGTTCAAAAGATTGCACGTGCAAGAGAAATAAACAAAGCACACACAACATTTATTGATACCATAATTAAACACGAACATAAAGGAAGAATTCATGCAGAAATAAATCAATTAAGATCAGATGTGGGTGGCACTGTAACCGGTAGATTTAGTTACGCTAACCCAAACCTACAACAAATCCCTGCACGTAATAAGGAACTCGGACCATTGATTAGATCTTTATTTATTCCTGAAGAAGGTCATACTTGGGGTTGTTTTGATTATTCACAACAAGAGCCAAGACTAGTTGTTCATTATGCTGCCTTAGATGGTTTGTATGGAGTAAATGATGTTATCGACGCTTATAAAAATGGTGAAGCAGACTTTCATCAAATTGTAGCTGAAATGGCAGACATTCCTAGATCTCAAGCCAAAACGATTAATCTTGGATTGTTTTATGGTATGGGTAAAAATAAATTACAAGCAGAACTTGGTATAAATGAGGATAAAGCGAAGAGTTTATTTAAACAATATCATAATAGAGTACCCTTTGTCAAAACATTAATGGATAGTGTTATGCGTAAGGCAGCCGATAATGGTAGGATTAGAACTTGGTTAGGTCGAAGATGTCGATTTAATTTGTGGGAACCTAATCAATATGGAATACACAAAGCCTTGCCCCACGACCAAGCACTCGCGGAACACGGACCAGGGATTAGAAGAGCTTACACATATAAGGCTTTGAATAGATTGATACAAGGAAGTGCAGCAGACATGACTAAAAAAGCAATGGTGGAGTTACACAAAGAAGGTATTACACCACATATACAAGTGCATGATGAACTTGATATATCTGTAAATAATAATGCAGATAAGATCAAAGAAATTATGGAGTCTGCAGTTAATTTAAAAGTACCTATCAAAGTTGACTATGAATATGGTAAGAATTGGGGTACAATAAAATGAGGATAAATTATGGCATATTTAAATGTAAACATACCACCAACTTATGCACAAATAAAAAGGGAGTATTTATATGATCTTAAAAAACATAGGGGAGAAGTTGAAGATTGCATTATCTTTGGTCTTAGCGCTCTTACAGGTAGGGCTATATTATTTCACGCTATTATGGAAAATGGCGCAATCTTTTATCGCCTCCCAATTAGCGCGTTTATTCAACGTGGTTTCGAAACAAAAAACGTACCAACCAGAAGACTTGATGAACTACAGCTTTGGAATTGTTTCTCTTATTATCCTTCTGTTCATCGTTGGGATATACTAGATGGACAAGCTGGTAAATACATAGGGAAAGATAAAAAATGGCATCCAGGTAAATATTTATTTACTGTTGACTTTGCACATCCAGATAGTAACATACTTGACACTGACCATTCAGAGATACCGCACGAACATAAGTGCGCCCACATAATTGCATTAGACGACGGCAATTTTGCAGCACAACCAAATAATAGATGTATATGGGATATACCTTCTTTTACAGTGAAAGATACAATCCCTGATTGGAAAGTGCAGACCTCTGAGTGGAATGTAGAGGATAGCAGAGCTTGGCGTACAGAGGACACGGACAAGTTCTTCTATGAAATAGAGGAAAAGAAAAATGATTAAAAAAATTTGGAAAAAAATCAAAAGTTGGTTTTGGCCTAATTAAATGATTGGGGGTTGTTATGGACTACAAGTTCACAGCAATACTAATAGTTTTATTGTGTTTATTAGCTTTCTTCGTAAGACCAAATCAGTCATCGTTGCAAGTTGATCCAAAAGATTATATAATCCCACTACCAAAACCAAAACATGAGTAATAAACCTTTATCAATATCTGAATCTGCTGCTGTGCAAATGCCTATGAAAACGGTTGCTAGTTTGATCGTTATCGTAGCACTAGGCACTATGGGTTATTTTCAGATTGTAGAGCGTATCAATATCGCTGACACCAAAATAAAAATAATGGAGCAAGACGTTGAACAGAATACAGAGTTTAGAATTAAGTGGCCACGTGGACAAATGGGATCATTGCCTGCGGATTCTGAGCAATACATGATGTTGGAGGATTTGTACAAGACCACTGATCGTTTAAATAAACACATCGAGTCAATGGCTTTAAACAAAGTAAATATAGAATTTTTAACAAAACAAATGGACAAAGTTTTAGTAGACATTGAAAAATTAAAAGATGCTAACAGAGATCTTGGCTATACAAATGGTAAGTCACAATGATAGAGGCTGTAATTGGATTACTTATGTTTGTAAACGGAGAGATTAAAGAAGCTCGTTTGCAAACCTCGATGGCAATTTGTTTACGCGGTAAGCGTGAAGCAGAAAGAACCTTTTCTGAATCTGTTACTTACAAATGTTGGAAAGGTAAAGCAGAATTAGAGGATAATATTGATGGCTCAAAGTCAATCAAAAAACTCATCATCGAATAAGGCTGCAAAAGAATTAAAAGATAGACGTTATCATCAGCGTGTGGTAAAATCTAAAAAAGTTTATGACAGGAAAAAATTTCAAAATAACAGCAGAGATAGTTAATGGTATCTGCCCAACTTGTGATGAATATACACCACTAGTTGGAATCACCAAACAATTTTTTAGATGTCTAACATGTGGATCCGATTTAGAACAAAAAGTAAATGGTGTTATAAGTTACATTCCCAACTTGCATAAACATTCATTAGTAAGCGATGTAGAGAAATATTTCGATGGCGAAGAAATCTAAATTTGGTGTTAATAATTACGTAAAGCCTAAACCTAGGAAAAGACCAGGTAGACATAAAAAAAGCCCCAATAAACACGAAAAAAGAATGGGTAAATACAGAAGATAGTATTTGACTTTAATCCATTGATATCCTATAAATTAATGATTCCTGAGCAAGAATTATAATAACTGCTCAAAACATACAGGAGAAAAAAATGAAGAAAAAAAACAATGGTGCATTAACAACTATTCTAGGTAGAACAGTTGACTTTGATGCACTAAAAGCTAGTGGTGTAATAAAGGTTTTGTATGAAAAAAATCATACAAAGTTTACATTACTAGATAACAACAGAGACATCGATGTTAGACATGTTGCTGCCCTAATGGCTTCTATGAAAAAACATGGTCAATTGATGCCTATCATTGTCAATGAAAAACTTGAAGTGATAGAGGGTCAGCACAGATTAAGAGCTTGTACTGAACTAGGTATACCAGTTGCGTATATAATTAGTATCAAATCTAGTGGTAAGGACATAGCTGTGTTGAACAACTCACAAAAAGGTTGGAAGAATAGAGATTATTTAAAACATTATAATCATAGCAGCTATTCAAACTATAAAGAATATAAAAAAATTGCAGATTTTTTTGAAAAATATTCTTTACCTTTCCATACAGGTCTAATGTTATTATCTGGTATCGAGTTTAAAAACAGAGGTAATGATAGAGGACCCATGCCATCTTTTAGGGAGGGTTCTTTTAAAGTTAAAAACCTAGATAGAGCTTACACTATTGGTGCACAACTAGAGAAGTTTAAAAGTTTTGTGCCAAGATTAGTTAGAGTTAATAAGTTTTGTTTAGCTTTTACTAGAATATCAACCTTAGAAAATTTTTCTGTCAAAACTTGTTACGAACAGATAGAAAAATATTATAAAAAGTTTGATGGGTGTGGTAATCAGCAGTCTTGGGACGAAGCTTTTGAGTCTGCTTACAACTATAAACTATCAAAAAAGAAAAAGATCTCACTACGAAAAGAGGGGTTTTAAATAATGTGGGGGCTTAATTGCCCCCATAATTTTTATGAAAAAAGAAAAAATTATTACAATTAAACCAAAAGGCATATCTCAAAAACAATATAGTGCTTTTTTATTAGAACTTAACATAATGAAACGAGAGTGGCGACCTTATGGTGTTGATTTAGAAATAAAAGCACCAGGATTAAGAAATATTTTAAGATGGGGAACATATGACTATTCAAAAAAAACTTGATAGATTAGCGATTCTTTTTAATATAACTAAAAATCCACGATATGAAAGACTTTGGTATAAACTAATAGAAAGGAATTATGGATCTAATAATTCTCAACGATGGAATATATCAACTCATTCCTGTAACAAAGAAAATGTTAGAGGGAATAGAGTTGATAAGTGAAATAAATTGTTTTGATCTGTGTGATATACTTAGATTAAAACTAACTGGCTATGTAGATACTTTAAACTTACACATTATGAATGATGGCAGTGGGTCTATGATCGGTTGTATGTGCAGATGATACACCTACCCTAAAGAGAGAGAAGAAAGGGTAGGTAATGATGAGAAGATTTTTTCCCATACCATTATTTTGCCATATTGTCAAATTGTGTTCTGTGGTGTGCAGGTAAACCTAATAAACATGTTGTGTTTATTAACTTCTAATTTACCGATCTCTTTCATTTTCTTTTTTGATTCCTCATAACCAAACATTAAACAATCATATTGAGTATTAAATAATTCAGGCCATTGATGAGGCGTCATACATATTTGCTGCGTTTGTGAAC